TGAAGTGCGGCCAGAAGGCCGACACCCACGGGATCATGTTCGCCCTGACGCGCCAGATGATCATCAACGATGACATGGGCGCGTTCACCGACATTCCGCGCCAGATCGGCATGGGTGCGGCCGAGGCCATCGCCGACGCGGTCTGGGGCCTGTGGCTGTCCAACCCGACCCAGGCGGACGGCAAGACTTTCTTCCACGCCGACCACAGCAACTATGTTGCCGGTGCGGATACCGCGCTGAGCGTCGACGGCCTGACCGATGCCGAGGTCCTCTTCAGCAAGCAGACCAAGCCCAACGGCAAGCCGCTGGGCATGCCGGCCGGCATTCTGCTGGTTCCCACGGCGCTCAAGGTCCCGGCCGAGATGCTTATGAAGAGCGTCCAACTGAATGAGACCACCACGGCCAACAAGGCCAAGCCCTCGACCAACCCGCACGTCGGCAAGTTCGATGTGGTCTCTTCGGTCTACCTGTCCAACGCATCGTTCACCGGCGCGAGCAGCAAGGCCTGGTATCTGCTGGCCGACCCGAACCGTCTGCCGGCCATCGAGATCGCATTCCTCAACGGCGTGGATCGGCCGACGGTGGAGAAAACCGACGCGGACTTCAATACGCTCGGCATCCAGTTCCGGGGCTACATCGATTTCGGCGTTAGAGAGCAGGATTACCGGGGCGCTTTGAAGCTGAAGGGCGAAGCGTAGTGCAGGCGTCAGCTAACCAAAACCTTTAACGTACAGGAGGCACATCATTATGGACACGGGTGTTTTACACAGGATTTTACAATGGCTGGATCACAATCGCTACCTGGTGTTGTCATTGGTGTTATTCGCCGTTTGCTTTGGCGGTACAGTGAGCCTGATCGGTTGTCAATCGACCACCACCGGTTTGATCGAACCGATAAACGATGGCGTTCCCGTCGAGGTTAGTCGGGTCGAATTTAATCGCCAGGCGATTACGGTGGAAAAGGACCTGTCCATCCGGCGGGTGAACCTCGACGCCCAAGTGGCGGCCTTCAACGAAGAGGTTAATGCCTTCAACCGGCGACTCGAGGCGGGCCTGGAGGACCTCGATACGCAGGACGAGTTTCGACAGGAGCTCTTAAATACCATCGGCCTGTTCGCTACCCAGGCGGCGGAAGGCTCGCTCAATCCGATCTCCCTGATCCCGCTGGGCATCGGTTTGTTGGGCGGTGCATTGGGCCTGGGCGTGGCGGCGGATAACCGGCGTAAGGACAAGGTAATTCAAGACCTCAAGCAGAAACAATAGTCCCACGTAGTGTTTAGGCTTCAGGCTTCAGGCTTCAGGACTGCCGGTATCGCTGCGCGACCTGTTCTGACCTGACGCCGGTAGCCTAATAAACAGAAAGGAGTTTTTATCAATGGCAAGATTCATTCATGACGGCAATGCGATTGATTACACGCCGTCTGCGGCGGTTTCCGCCGGCGATGTCGTGGTGCAAGAGGAATTAGTCGGGATTGCCAAGCTGGACATTGCGGCCGATGAGCTCGGTGCCTTGGCGGTGGTCGGTGTCTTTGACTTCCCCAAAGCCACCGGTAGCAGTACGGCGATTACGGCCGGTAAAAAAGTCTATTGGGACGTGGCCGATCAACAGGCCAAAGAGGACGATGAAACCGGGGCCAACAAGCTGATCGGCAAGGTGGTTCAATCCGCTACGGATGCCGATACCACGGTACGAGTTCGGTTAAGTCAATAATGGCAGACTTGCTCCAACAAGGTTCCGACTGGCTGCAATCCATGCGGAATCAGCATGCAACGCAGTCGGTCATTTATAAGCGTGGTAGCGACCAGGTAACGCTTAATGCCACCAAAGGAAAATCCCAGATTGAAGTTGAGGACGAATACGGTACTCGGATTGAAACGGAGATAACGGATTTCCTGATTACGGCAAGCGATCTGGTGTTGAACGGCCAGACCACGACGCCTGCGGTTGGCGATAAGATCGAGGAAACCATAGACGGGGTAACAAGAATATATGAAGTTATGTCGATTGTGGGTGAGGGTCATTGGCGTTGGAGTGATTCATTTGGCAAGACGCTGCGAATCCACACCCGATTGATAGACGACGGAGTGTAAGATGGAAGATTTGATTTTGCAGCCGGTGATTCAATATGGATTCCTGGGATTTTCCATTGTCCTGCTTTGTATCATTGTCTGGTTGATCCGCAGACTCTTGGCTGTCTTGGACGCTACGAATCGGGTCATTGATACCAATACGGATGCCATACGGGACCTGAACTCGACTACCGCCACGCTGATCAACATGACATCGGATTTATTGAAGCTGAACCGGTCGCTGCATGACAAGATTATCTCTCGTCCGTGTATTGCGGGGTAGGAAAGGGAAGGCTAAATGCCGACTACGGTAGAAATTGCGGATGCGGTAAAAGCCGAACTCAATAACCATAGTTTTTCTCAATCGTTTACTGCAGTACGAAAATTCATTCCTCGGTACAACCTGGAGGAGTTGGCGACTCTCCGCGTAACTGTCGTTCCCAAGGCCAGCGAAGAAAACCTGATCACCCGTGCGGACAGCCAACGCCAGGTGCAGATTGATATCGGCATCCACAAAAAAATTGACTCCGACGAAGAAACCGAAACCCCGCCTTTGATCGCATTGGCGGAAGAAATCATGCAATACGTGCGTAAATTGAAATTGACGAACGCGCCGGGCGTTCTGTGGGTACAAACGGAAAACAACCCCATTTATTCGCAGGAGTACCTGCAAAGGGAGCGGGTGTTTTTCAGCTTGATCACGGTCACCTATAAGTTGGTACGATAAAATGGCTTTAGTGCAATCAGGATGGTTCAATTGGTATCAGAGCACTTCCGGACAAACGCTCAACTCCGGATCGACGAGTAATTTCTGGATATTCACCGGCGATTCCGTCAACCAGATGGTCGGTCGGGACGGAGCGATCAAAGGAGCGGGATGGCGAAATCCGGACTCGGCGATGGTGGCCAGAATCGATAAGTTTTTCTTTGCTGTGTTTCGGCCTGACGGCTCGGACTATGAGCTTATCGGCAAATCTCCGGAATATAATGGTTCCGATATGGTTGTGGGCAATAAAGTTTTTGATTTCTCCGGCAATCCGATAGAGAACGTTTTATCCACGGATATATTTGCCCTGGTAATTTTGGCGAATAGCACTCAGAGCTTATTGCCCTATGTCGGATCCGGGAATGAATTACGGGTAAACGACAGCGGCTCCGCCAAATTATTACACGGCAATTCCAATAAAACAACGTATTCCGGTTTTGCTTTCGGCGATACGTTTACGTTGACGGTGGGAGCGGTATTTTGCGTGATTCAAATCGCTCCCTATATGGATCCTCCCAAAGTGATCGGCGTCGGCGATTCCATATCCGAAGGGTACGGAGTGAACGTATCCCACAAACGAAACTACGGCTCCAAGAGTAATCGGGATGCGTTTGGAGCGTTCTTACAGACTGCCTGTAGAACATTGGGCTGGGGCTATGAATGTGGAGTCGAAAATGTCTCGAATCGACTGGATGATGTACTTACCTACGATCTGAAAACGACAGGCGGATCGTATGCGTTTGAAACGGTTTGGTCGAAGAGCCCGGAAATCATCGCCGTACATTGCGGAGTCAATGATATTTACGACGGTTCTCCAGATGCGGATTGGAGCACGATGGAAGGCCGGTTGAATAGTATTTTATCACGCTGCCGTTCGTATGACTGCAAGCTGATTCTGACGTCTATCTTTCCCTGGACCGGCAATGACGCCAATACAACCGGAACGCACGCCCAAAATACCATTCGGGACGAAAGAAACGCGCAGGGTAAGACATGGGCGGCCAAATACGCAGATGTAATCTACGTGGACCTGAATCGAATTTTAGGGCGGGAACGTATTAAGGCCAAATCCGGGGACGGAACGCCTACGGACGGCAATCTTTGGGATTTACACCCGGATTATATTTGGGACGGCGATACGCTGGGCATTCATCTCAGTAAGACCGGAGCGGTAGCGGCAGGCAGTGCGATAGCCGCTTTGTTACGTGCTTACGATGACAACCTCAATCGTCATTTGGAAATCAACGCGAGACGAAATTTACGAGTTCGTTATCAACCTATCGAAACGGAAAACACTTTAGTTGCATAGCGGGAACCCAAAATGAGTGAAACCAAAAAAATCGGCTGGCAGTTAATTCGTAGCGTAACGGCGGCGGACAATCCGCTCTTAGACGCTGCGAGTATGGACGGCAAACCCAACTACGCGGAAAACCTGAATAACCGGGACATTTCCGCTTTGGAGCTACTGGTTGCCGGAGCGGGTAACGTCGGAGGAACCATCAAAGCCAATATCTGGTTAGGGCGTGGCGGGGACGGACCGGCACGGTTGGCGGCCCAAGCTACGTTTGAACTGGGTACGATGGAAGTGAACCAGGACCCACAAACCCACGAGACGAATCCCGGCCTGGATTATTTCGCTCACAAGGTAACGCTGACGGCCAAGACATGGCCCTGGGGGGTCAATACCGGCAACGATAATGGCAATAACCGGCTGGCAGCGTTTCAGGTGGATGGTTGGGGCTATGACTGGATTGCCATTGAAATTACCGGCTTAACGAACGTAACGAAAGCCAACTTCTATCTGAGTTATGTGAACTGACATGATCGGAATGAGAATATCACAAGCGAAGGGACTCTTTTTTGATCGACAGCGGGTAAAGAACGCGGTGGACCGCACTACCCGACGTGTGCTTTCCAGGTTCGGTGCGTTTGTACGAACCAGGGCAAAATCGAGTATTCGCAAACGGAAAAAATCAGCACCGCCCGGCAAACCGCCCAGCAGTCATACGGGACTACTGAAAAAGTTTATTTTCTTCGGTTATGACCAATATCAGCAAAGCGTAGTCATCGGGCCGGTGAAATTGAACGCGCAAGGTCAGGAAGTACCTCACACGTTGGAGCAAGGCGGTGTAACCGCTATTTCATACGGTAAAAATAGAGGCAAGCGAATCCGAGTGGAAGCCAGGCCGTTTATGGGTCCGGCATTTGATAAAGAGTTACAGGAGAATATGCCCGACATGTGGCGAGATTCAGTAAGGAGATAAACTATGCCAAGCTTCAAGTTAGGTATGAACGCAGTGGCCTACTACGGTACGGCGGGTGAAACCGATCCGACGAACCTGACGGCCTTAACCAATGTCCGTGATGTGAACCTGAACTTTGAAACGGGCGAAGCGGATGTAACCACACGGGCAAACTCAGGATGGCGAGCGACAGCAGCAACTCTCAAAGAGTGTACTGCCGAGTTCGAGATGGTCTGGAAACCGGGTGACGCTGGATTTGAAGCACTGCGAAACGCATGGCTTAATTCCACAGAGTTAGCGATGGCGTTTCTGGATGATGCCTACGATGCGTCGCAGGCAGAAGGTCCGGTGGGTGATTTCACGATCACGAACTTTAGCCGTAGTGAACCGCTTGAAGAAGCGATAATCGTCAACGTGACTGCAAAGCTGTCCAGTTTTGGTCAGTGGTTCGATGCCGGGAGTATCTAATTAAATGCACTCGTTCAAAGACAATCAGGACCGACAGTGGGAACTCAATCTCACTATCGGCTCGGTACGTAGGGTTAAGGGACTGCTCGACATCAATTTACTGGAACCGGAAGCGGGCGAACCGCCTCTGCTTACCCGTTTGGGTACAGACGAAATGTTGTTGGTCGATGTGATCTTCTGTTTGTGTAAACCGCAAGCGGACGAAAATAACATCAGCGATGAGCAATTCGGTGAAGGTTTGGGTGGCGAGGCCATTCTTGCTGCACAGCAGGCGTTTTATGATGAACTGGTTGATTTTTTCCGCAAGCGGGGGAGGACGGACAGAGCGACCGCAGTGATGAAACAAGCGAAAGTGATCCGCATGGCCGTCGAAAAAGTAACCACCATTGTAGAAAGTCTGGACCTAGAAAGCGAGATGGACAAAGCGTTGAAAGAAGCGTCTGGGAACTCG